AGAGGCAACAGCAGAACTCGCAAAGCTTGAAAGTGCTGCCAAAAAATCAACCCAATCAATGGCGGCGGCTGCTGGTGCTGCACTTGGTGGAACATCTCAAATACTTGGTTCTGTAGTTGATGGACTCGATGCTCTTGGAGTTTTAAATGAGCAACAAAAAAAAGATGCTGAAAACGTAATCGGCATGGTAAGTGGTGCGGCTGATTTGGCAATGGGTATTGCGTCGGGCGATCCGATGAAAATAATTCAGGGCTCAATCGCTTTAATCGTTAATGGCTTTGAACTATTCGATAAAAAGTCACGTGATGCAGCAAAACGAGTTAAAGAGCACGAAGAGAATTTGAAAGACCTACAAGAAAGTTACAAAGGTTTAGAAAAAGCGATTGACAAAGCACTCGGAACTGGTGTTTACGATGCACAAGCAAAGGCTATACAGAACCAAAAGCAGCAGATTCAGGAGCTTCAACTTGCAGCAGAGGCTGAGGGCGACAAGAAGAAAAAGGACCAGGGCAAAATTGATGGTTACAAAGACCAAGCAGAGGCATTGAAAGACCAAATTGAGGCAACGATTCAAGGAATTAAAGAAAGCATTCTCACGTCTGACGTTAAAGGCGTGGCAAACGAACTTGGCTCTGCTATTATCGACGCATTTGTGGCTGGTGAAGATGCAGCGGCGGCATGGGGCGATAAGGTAAATGACATTGTTGGTGGAATAATTAAGAAACTGCTAATTCAAAAGCTCGTTGAGGGTCCAGTTGGTGGAATTATCAATTCTTACATGTCGAAGTGGGTTGGCGAGGATGGACAGTTGCTCATGGATGCCGATGGCATTATGAATTCTGCCTCTGAAATGGGCGACAAGCTTACTGCCCTTGGTGGGAACATAGAAAGTGTTTTGGCCACAATGCCTGAAAGTATTCAAAAATACTTAGGTGGTGATGGTGGAAGCAAAAAAGCATTAAGCGGCTCAATACAGAATGTAAGCGAAGAAACTGCAAGTATCATTTCGGGTCAAATGAACGCAATGCGTATCAATCAGATTGAATCTATTGCAATTATGCGGAATCAATTGCTTGCGCTCGATAGAATAGCAGTATATACATTTAATCTTGTTGAGATTCTAAGCGTTTTAAAGTCATTAAACAATAACTCACTAAGGTCGCAAGGCTTGTAAAATTATACAACATGAGTAGATTATCAAAAGAGCTTGCAAAGCAGGCAGCAAAGCACGGAATTTGCGAAGAGTGGCGTTCGGAATTAAGGAGTCAAAGCGACATTGATGCGATGCTTGACATGTATATCAAAGGGATTGACTTTTGCTTGTCGAATGAATACCCGACAAATGATTTTATTCGCAAAAACTTCAAGGGCAAAATGGAGCATAAAGGCATCCATTTAGATGAAAAAGCCTCGATTGAAAATGATAAAAAAGCGGTGTTGCTCGGCGATTGTGATGTAATGTTCACGGCTAAAGAGTACAGCGTTTGTGAGGTATTTGTTAAGCACAATTCAAAGGTTCGGGTTTCGGCAACGGACAACTCATTTACCGTGATCGATATGTTCGACAATTCGAGCGTTTACGTTCATGCAAATGGAAATGCAAAGGTACGCATAAACAGATACGGTGGGCATTTAGACTTTGTAGAAGATGAAAATGCGATAGTTAAGGTAGTGGATAAAAATAGCAAAAAATACGAATAACATGGAAGTTATATATAAAATTGACGGCATTGATATGTCGACCTATGGAGTGTATGTTTCGGCATCAGAGGGGCTATTGAGCCGACCAAAACCAAAAAAGCCACTTTCTGTTCAATGGCAGGATTACAACGGTGAAGTTGTAGACCTTTCGAAACGCACTTACGAGCCTCGCGAAATAGAGTTAGAATGCTTTATTAAAGCCGATTCACAGTGGGAGTTTCAGGATAAATGCAAAACGTTTCTTGATGTTTTTGATTTGGTTGACACAAAAAGGTTAAGTGTATCAGTTGGCGATGCTATCAAACCATTGGTTTATGAAGTTTACGGCGCAGATGCTATTGAGATAAAAAAAACTTGGAGCGAAAAAAATATGGTAGGTACTTTCAAGTTGAAATTGACAGAGCCTGAACCGATTAAAAAAGTAATAAAGTTTATTGCTGTTACAGGTGCAATGCAAACTTCGATCACTGTTACAAGTGCGAAGTTGCTAAACGTGTACTGGGGTGACTGTTCGCACACTTATGACGTAAGTGGAATAGCTCAAACAGTTACGCACACATTTTCAACAACTGGTACTTATTACATAGTAGTGACAGGAAATATCGACGAAATTACTTCACTAACCACCAACGGCGAAATCGTATGGAGCAAATTATAATCACACATAAAGACGGCACAACGCTAAAGCTTCAATCGAAAGCGAATGTAAGCGCAATTACAAGAGCCGAACAGACAGTTGAGCTATTGGGGCAAGACATTGTAAACATATCCGTATTGTCGGCAAAGAAACTTACTTTTTTGCTTGGTGATAAAATAACTATCGTTGGGCGCGACTACACAATGAACACCCCCGCAACAGAACGGAAACTTTCTGAAACTCAATTCATTTATGACTTACAGTTTGAGGGCGTTCAGTATGACATGATTCGGGCGGCTTACAGCGTAAATGTTGACACGACAAGTAATGAGATTCAGGATATAAACGGTGATTCGCTTACAGGCGATTTAAAAAGGTTTTTGGATGTTTTAATCTCGAACCTTAATCGTGTGTTTCCTGACAAATGGGTGCTTGGTACTTATCCAACCACAACCGAAACAATAACAGAAACATTTAGCGATACCGATAACTGTTTGAGCGTTTTACAAGGCCTTTGCAGCGAAGATAAGTATAACACGGAGTTTCATATTGCAATTGCAGAAAACGGCACTCGAACGCTTAATGTAGGTGCTACAGGTGCAACAATGGCTTATACTTTTGAATACGGCAAAGGAAAAGGCATTTACGAGCTGACAAGGCAAAAAATAAGCTCTTCAAATATCGTTACCCGATTGAATGTTTTTGGTTCGTCTAAAAACATAATGACCTCGAAATACCGTGCTTTCAAATTGTGTTTGCCCGGTAAAAGCAAATCACAAAGCTACTTGGAAAATGATACTGCTATTGCAAAGTATGGAGTTTGGGAGGGTACAAAGAATTTTGAAGACATTTATCCGCACCGCAAGGCGAATGTTACTGCACTGGGAGCTGATGAATTGACATTTACGGATAATTCAATGGACTTTGACTTGAATGCAAAAGATGGAAATGGAAACACACTGTATTTAATCGCAGGAACAAGCCCAAAAGTGCACTTTAACAGTGGCAATTTGGCAGGTTACGACTTCGAAGTTACAAGCTACAAGCACGCAACGAAGACGTTTACATTGAAGCCTCAAACGGACGAAAACGGCTACACGTTCCCATCGCCAACATCGGCGGCTTTCAAGTTTGCCATTGACGATGAATATACGATTACTGACATTTACATGCCTCAATCATATGTTGATACAGCGGAAGAGAAGCTTGCAACGGCTGGGGCTGATTACTTGGCAAAATACAGTCAACCGCTTGTTAGTTATGGGTTGACAGTTGATAATTTCTTTTTGCGTGATATTATAGGAATGGAAGTGGAAAGCAACTTGATTTGGGCTGGTGATTATATTCCGATCAAAGACACTGACTTGGAAGTTGACAAGACAATTAGGGTTAAGGGGTTTAGTCGTGACTTAATGCAGGATATGAGCTACAGCCTTACTATTGCCGATTTGCCTATTACTGTTACGACCGTTTCAAAGGTGATTACTGAGCTAAGTCATGTTGATAAAATAATTAAATACAACAATCTGAACGACCATGCAAGAGCTCGCAGGAATTACAAGGCAGCTTCAGAACTTGTAACTATGATTGAAACAGTACAAGCTGAAGCGATATTGGTAGGTAATGACCCTGCTGCTCAATTTGACTTAACAGGCGTTGCAATTCGGGCGAACTACAACAAGAACGCCAACACGATAGACTTTTCTGCTGGAACACTTAATCACAATTACTATCCGATTGGTGTTCCTGGAACATGGACTATTTCGGCAGGTAACTTTGCAAGCTTAACACCTGCAACGGCTTACTATGTGTATATCAAAGCGAGCAAATCGGCTGCAACGGCTGTATTTTATTTATCGAGCACAAAAATAGGAGTTGAAGATGTTTCAGGATATTATCATTTTCCGCTTGGTTTGCTCTCGTCTGTAATCGATGGTGCGAGGGTTTTCACTTCGACAAAGGGTTATACCCTTATAACTGGTGACAGCATTCGTACAGGTAGAATTTCATCGAACGACGGAACTCGCTATTTTGATCTAGCTACAGGCGAATTCAAGGGCGACTTTAAATTCACTTCAGGAACTAGCGTTGAAACAGCCATCACAGAAACTGGTGAAAGTGCTGTGAATACAGCTCTTGAATATGGCACTGGTAAGAATATACTACCTGACAGTGAGTTCGCAGGAGGCTTGCAGGGGTGGAGTTTTGCATATACTTCAGCTGCTTTTGCTGATGTGGTTAAGGGCTTAAATTGGAATTCCGACTGGTCGCTAAATGGCAATACGGATGCTTACAACACACAAGGTCTGAATACCTTATTTTTCAGACAAGAAAGTGGTTATATTGATTCTGAACATCAGTATTTCATGTACAAAGGCTTAAGCGGAATACAAGGAGGCAAAAAGTACATCGCATCCGCTTATGTAGGTAATCACAGAGCGATTAAGGTTGATATGTATATCAACTTTCAAAATTCAAATGGTAGTTTTGTCGGCTGGAGCGAAATACAAGCAACAGCTGTATGTGTGAATTACGAAGCTTCGGGAGGTGTGAACATAAACGGTTACAAGCGAATATACCTTGCAACAACAGCACCACAAGACGCTACACAAGCAACACTTATTATTCGTAAGTTCGGCACAGTTCAAGGTCAATCAAATTCGTACATGTTCCTTTGCCGCCCCATGTTGGAACAGGTCGATTCCCGCACAACCAAACCTGGTCCATGGAGTCCGTATGCTTCGTCGGGGTCAACGGCAGCTGTTAAAGTAGCAGCTGAACAGGACGCAACTAGCAAAGCTGAAGCTGCACGTTTGGCTGCCGCCGATGATGCAACTAATAAGGTAAATGCTATTCAAATCGGTGGAGTGAACACCTATTCAAAGACAATTCCTTTGAATAAAATAACAACAAACGGAACTGTAAATAGGCTTGGTGACTATGAGTGGCAGCTAGTCGGATCTAATAGCGATCAAAATGTGGCGTTTAGAATCTCAAATGTAATCACATCTAATGGTTGGTGGACTATAAGCTTTGACATTCGAGGTAGTCAAGGCGGAGAATATCCCCTGCTTGTTGACGTATGCGATAATCACGCAGGAACTGCATTGACTAACTCAGACGACCAATACAGACGTGTTAGCTTTTCTGTGTTGATAACAAACTATACAGCGGCATTGTATAATTTTGTCGATTTCAAATGCCCTGCTTGGGTATATTATTACGTTCGAAACATACAGGTTGAGCATGGGAATAAGGCCACGGCGTACAAAAAAAGTCAACAGGATATTGATGAAAAAATTACAGCACTTGACTACCTGAAAGCTGCTTTGACAGGCTCAACAGAAATATCGGGCGGATTGGTAGGTACAAATGTTATTTTGCTCAAAACACTTGCAGGACTTATAACAGGAGGTATGTCTGGACTTTCAAACGACAATATCGGAATATGGACTGGTGGAACGTACCAAAATGCGATTGATTCGCTTGCTAAAATAATACTTCGCAAGGATGGTTCGGGTCAATTGGCAGGGGGTAAGATATTTTGGGATTTGCTCGGAGCGTTGAACGTCGGTATATTCCAAGTTCGCGACGACCGTGTAGTGGTCACAGGCGAAGATGGAAGTATTGTAATTACACCTAAAGAGGTGGGACAAGTAAAGTCTACAGCTTCGACTTATAGCGGTAGCTCTGGATATACACAACTTGGTGGCTATCACACCAATCCAATAGTATTCGGAGACAAGTATATAATAAATGAAGTAAGCTCGATCAACTCAGAGGAATCAGAGTCCAAAGTATCAATTAGCTATGGAATACACAGTCATGTAGATGCTTATAGCTATGATAATTCTAGCTCGTTAGCCTCCTACCTTCATTTTCAGCCTATAATAGAAATCCTGAATGATAGCAACGATGTTATTGGTATGAGTTTCTTGCCTGCGCATGGAGTTAGTGCATTTGCGGATGGAGAATACGGCAGTGATAGTACTGCTTTTGACGATAATTCAAGCGTGGTAATTAACTGTACAATACCAGCAGGAAGCTTTAAGGTTAGACTAGCACTCACAGGGGGAGATAATTATTTTAATGGAACTGGCGATATAAATGGAAGCTCAACCGTAGGGTCTTCAATGTCATTCACAGCCGTTTCAACGACAAAAGAAACGATAATCGGTTCAGATGGGTTATACGTCCGCCTCGATTCAAGTAACGAATTGCTGATTAAAAAAGATAGCGTTTCGAATAAAATAGCTGTAAGTTCTAAGGGTGCGTCGTTTGATATCCCCGCTGGCCTTGGTGGCGGAAAGGTTGCTTCAGGGGGTGGACTTTCTGCTCCATGGGGCGCAAAACCACCAACTGGATGTACTGGTACAACAACCAAAACAATTACGCATAATATTGGCGATACCGACTATACGTTGATGGTTACAATGACATCGAATAACACTTACTATATAACAGGTAGGTCGTCGACTCAAATACAGGTAGTCACATCTGGTTCGTTTGAATTTGTGTTTCTAAGGACAAAGTAACCATTTCGGTGACGTCACCGAAATGATACAAAAAAGGTCAGGAGTTTAGTTCCTGACCTTTTTTTTGATTTCTGTATTAATTAATTCTGCCCAGCAGCTTTTAAAGCTCGCCACTCTGCTCCCGTAATCGGTAAAAATGTAAATGCCGTATTGAAAGTGTTCAAAACAAGTTGCTCGTTTTTTGATTCATAAGCTTGTTTTATGACAGTTTCAGCAGCTCTCAATGTAGCATTTGGAATATAAGCGAGCGTATCTCTTGGTGCACCATAAGGGGCGAAAAGATCAAATTTAATGATTAGACAATCAACTGATTCTATAAAATCAGGAACGTAATTACCTTCTTGGTTAATTATATCAAGTCCGTACATTTTAAGCATCGGATTTTCAGGGTTCAAGTCGCGTTGGTTCGATTCAAAGACACGCTCCCACCTGTCACCTTTGAAATTATATTGAATAATGGTAGCTTGCTCCACTATCTGCAACGCAGTAAGGTGTTGTACGGCATCGGCATTAACGCCACGCACTTTGAGAGGAGTACTAGCAGCAGGCTTAATATTCACTGTAGCAAGGGGGTCAATCTTGAACGCTTTTGGTTCGTCTTTTTCACAAGCCGCAAATACTAATGCGATAGTTAAAAATAAAATAATCTTTTTCATTTTGATTGTTTTTTTAATTAATTAATAGTAAGTATCAGAGTGATACGCTGCAAAAATAGATATTATATTCAATAAATGTTCTATAAAGAAAGGTTTTAACGCTGATTTAATATGCTTTAACATTACGCCACTTATGATAAACATATGCATTTAGGTATCACACTGATACAATTGTTTATATTTTTGTGAAAAAATTAATGTATAACGAGACTTATGTCATAATAATGTAAGAAATGCAAGAAACATCATTCTTTAGCTCTATCATACACGCCTTGCAGGATGTGTGCACTAACGGTTACGCAATGCTTTCTGGAATAATTATAAGCGTTTTAGGCTATTTTCTGCCAGTTAGCAACATCGTAAATCTACTCGTATTCTTTTTCATCATTGACGTGGCCTTCGGCTACTGGGCAGCTAATAAATTGAGAGGCGAGAGGTTTTCTGTTAAAATAATTTGGTCGCACACAATACCGAGAATGCTTATATCGATAGTGCTGATTATAGGCTCGTTTATGTGGGATAGCGTTTATAATCAGGATGTTATTTGCACTTACAAAATTATTGGGTGGTTTATTTCGGGCGTTCTGCTTTACTCAATCGCAGAAAATGGCTATAAAATAACAAAGTGGTCGGTGTTCCCGAAAATCGGAGGGTTATTCAAAAAAAATATCAAGGATAATACAGGGTTGGATATTGGCGACGAAAATAAATAAATATGAAGTTAGGTAAATTCTTTACGCTTGACGAACTGATAGTTACGTCAACAGGACTAATTAACGTACCAAATCAGAGCGAAAAAATCGCTTTGTCAGAGCTTGTGAAAAACATTCTTGATCCTGCTAGAGAGCAAATAGGCATTCCAATCAAAGTCAATTCAGGTTTTCGATCAAAAGCTATTAATGCTAAAGTAGGCGGAGCGCCAACAAGCCAACACTGCAAAGGTGAAGCGGCTGACTTGGATTGTGCTGATAACGCAAAGCTTTTCAATCTAATATCCGACAATTTTGTTTTTGACCAATTAATCTGGGAGGGTGGCGATGATAAACAGCCAGCATGGGTTCATGTAAGTTACAAAACGCAAGGCAACCGTGGCGAAGTGTTGCGAATGACAAAGGTTAAAGGAAAATCAATTTATACACGAATTTAAAAAACAAATCTTATGAAATTAAGTAACATCAACAAGCCAACAGCCGCAAAATGGGGTAAAATTGGCGCAGCTCTCGTATCAGTGAGCGCATTCATTGCAGGTTACGGACTTACAAGCAACAATCAGATTGTTGGCTTTTCAGGCCTTGCAATTGGAGTTATCGGAACATTCATCACTCAATTAGTAGATTAATATGAAAACATTCATTTACGGCCTTATATCAGGCCTTTTGCTGCTAGTTGGTTACATTGCGTATCAATATTTCAGCCCCGAACCTAAGCCCGAGCCAGTTCTTTATGTTGCTGAAAATCTTCGACGTGTTGACTCTTTAGAGTTCACAATTTCGCTTAAAGATTCACTAATTGAAAAAGCCGACAAGGCACTAAAATCACGTGAAAGAGTAATTAAGCTACAGCGTGCAAAAATAACGGACGTTTCGAGCTATGCCGACAGTCTTGAACAAGCATATTTGTCAGATAAGACAATTGAAAAGTGCGATTCGCTGCTTTACGCTAAAAATAACGAGATTGCAGAGCGTGACACATTGATTATAAGCCTCGACCTCGAAGCGCGTGAGTACTCAGATAAGATTGTTCTGCTTGTCGAAAAGGTCGATACTCAAAATCTGCTTTTATTCGAAAAAGACAAGACGATCGAAAACCTGAATTGTGCTGCCAGTTGGAAAGTTAATCACAGATTTTGGGCGTGGTTAATGGGGTGGAAATGCAAACAACCACCGAATTGAAAAAAAACATATATTTGCGGTAGCCAAATTTCAGAAGTTGCGGTCTGAAAGATTGGTGAAAAAGTTCCCTCGACCTCGGTCGGGGGAATGCTGCAAAGTGGCAAAAACATTACGATATCTTTACGAATAAATTTCTAAAAGTACGCAAATCAATACAGATAAAGTAAATCAGACGTTAAGACTGTATAATTCATAATCATGAGGTCGGGAGTTCAATTCTCCCTCTCGCTACAAAAAAATAAACCCTGTAAGCGATTGATTCTTACAGGGTTTTTTCGTTTATAAACTTATAGGTTGATTTTTGAGTTTTGCAAATAAAGCCAAAAATACATACGTTTGCTTTACGAAACTTTACGATAGTTGTACGGAAATTGCCTGACGCTCATTTTCTTCGATTTTATGAACTCGATAAGTCTTTCTTTTACAGCCATATACAGCGTTTTAATATATTTTAATAATTATTTTGTGCAAAAAATACTCATAGTATGATAAAATGCTATATCTTTGTATCGTAATTCATAGCAGAACAAATGTAATCAATAAAATTACAACATGTAATGCAAATAATACTCATTTTAAAAACAGAAAAGTATGCTTTATTCATTTAAAAAAGGACTTAATAACGTCAAATCGGGGGATATAAGAACCGTGCGGCGTGAATTAAAGGCAGCGTTGGGTATCACCTCTCGAAACGCATTCAATGCACGAATGCGAGGCGAAATCGAACCAAAGGTGTCAGAAGCGGAAGCTATTGAGGTAGTGTTCGAAAAATACGGTGTGTCGAAAACACAAGTTTGGGGGGAGTAGGAAATGGAAAGTACCGCAACACTTTCAGAACGAGAAACAGAGATAGTCGAAATGATAGCAAAAGGAAAGAGCAAAAAAGAAATTGCAGATGAACTTAACTTATCAGTTCGTACAGTCGAGAATCACACACGCAACGCATTCATTAAAACTGGATGCCGTAAATCTACAGAGCTTGTGTTTTGGTTTTTATCGAATCACAGATCATTAACTAACAGTCAAAATCCGCAACAAAATGACAATTAAAGAAGCAATCGCAACAGTTTACTTCACATTAAGCCTATTCGCTCTCGTATGCGAACCAACAGGCGAATCGAAGTTCACATTCGTAGTCACTTACTACACAATCGCTATTGTCAATTTCGGAGTAGCAGCTTTCATTCTTAACCGAGTAATCAAATCGACAGATGCCAATACAACTGCCAAAATCTGAAATTGAATTCCGTAATGCGTTAATAGATGCAGCCGAAATCGGAGCAACGAAAGCACTAATACACATTGGCCAATTAAAGCCATACGTTAAGCTTCGTGAAGCGCAAAAAATGCACGGCACCGCAATTGTTAACCGATGGATTAAAGAACAACTACTTACACCTATCAAAGACGGAACCCGAAATGCAAGTGTAAGGATTAACAGAATAGAGCTCGAAACAATCGCAAAGACGTGTAATCGGGCAAGCTATTTAACAACAGAAGATAGACTTACAGCTTAATAACAATTTTTTACCGCAACAAAAAAAATGAAAAGAGTAACTTTAAAAACGATGCACCTCGTAAACTTCAGAGGGCATAAAGACTTAACAGTCAATTTCGCAGACAAAACAACGATTTCGGGCGACAATCGCCTTGGTAAATCAACCATTTTCGACGCATTCATTTGGGTTTTATTCGGCAAGGACCAGTTCGACCGCAAAGACTTCGAAATCATTCCTATCATTGACGGAAAGCGTGCAGACAGGGTCGATCCTGAAGCAACAATCGTGCTTGACGTTGACAATCGTGAAATAGTGCTTAAGCGCATACTTAGTCAGAAGTGGGTTCGCCGACGTGGCACAACAGAAGAGGTGTTCGATGGATGTGATACCAAGTACTACTTTAACGATGTGCCCTTGAAAGCAGGAGAGTACAAAGCGCGTGTTGACCTTATTATCGAAGAGAGCCTTTTCAAACTTATCACAAATCCTTCGGCATTCCTGGCACTTCACTGGACAAAACAACGTGAATTCCTTTTCCAAATTGCCGGAACTGTAAGCGATACTGAAATTGCATCTTCAGACATCAAATTTGCAAAGCTCTTGGAGCTTGTAAACGGAAAGTCTTTAGTGGAGTTCAAAAAGGAAATTGCAGCAAAGAAAAAGAAGCTGAACGAGGACTTGGATAAAATAAGCCCGAAAGTCGACCAAACGACACGTTTAATGCCCGAGGCTATTGATGTGGCTTTAGTTGAAAAAGAACTTTCAAACGTAGAAGTTCAAATCAAAGGTATTGACGAACAGCTTTCAGACCGTGCAGCTGCTATTCGTGGCCAATACGATGCAATTCAAGCGAAACAATCGGAAATAAATGCGCTAAAGACTAAACAGCAAGAGGTTGTTAATATAGCAACACGAAACGAACAACAGGCTATTTTCGAAGCTAAAAACCAACGCGAAGACATTGAACGTAATGTTGTTGAGCTAAAACGTAAAGTTAGTCAAGCACAATCAAATGTAGCTTTAACAGAAAGAACGATAGAAGAAACTAAACGCTCTATCTCTCTAAAAAACAGCGAAATTGAAAAGCTTCGCGAAGAGTGGACGGCTGAAAATTCAAAAGAGTATACAGCTAAATCAGGCTGTTTAACATGCCCTGTTTTTGGCCACGAGTGTTCAGACCCCATAGCAGAAGGCAAGCACGAAGAGGCACAAGAAAAAGCCAAGCAATCATTCTTTGATGCTAAAAAAGCAAAGCTAAATGAAATCAACACCAGAGGTGGGGCAAAAACAAAAGAGTTTGAAGCGCTTAAGAATCGTCTTACTGAACTCGAAAATGATTTATCAGACCACAGGTCTTATGTGTCTACTTTCGAAGCCGAACTTCAAAGCGAAAACGAAAAGCTTGCAAAATGCCCTATCGTTGCACCTAAGCAAGTAATAGCTTCAGAGCTTCCAGAGTGGCAATATCTTGAAAAGCATGTAAAGGAATTTGAAGCAAGTATTCAGACTGTAGAAGCGCATGACAATAGCGATTTGAGTAGTAAGAAAGCAGGACTTAATCAACGTCGTGACGAGCTTAAAAAACAGCTTGACGAACAAAACTCAATCGGTCGTTACAAAGCAGAAATCGCAAGGCTCGAAGCAGAAGGCAAAAACATCGCTCAACAGATAGCCGACATTGAGGGACAGGAATTCACAATCGATGCTTTCAATAATGTTAAAATCGAAGAGGCTGGAAAGCGAGTAAACAGAATGTTTGAGGTTGTAAACTTTAAGCTTTACGACATAACGAATGATGCTGCTGCACGAATGAAGACAGATATTTCAAAAGGCATTGACGTAAAAGAAAGCGACTACATGGATGAAACGTGTGTTGCTACTAACAAATCAGGTGTTCTGATTGCAGTTACAAACACAGAAGAAAAGATAAACGCAGGGCTTGAAATCATCCGAACGCTGTCAAAATTCTACAACGTTTCTGCACCAGTATTCGTCGACAATTCTGAGTCAGTAAACGAGTTCATTGAGATGGACACACAAATGGTTAACCTTTTAGTTACCAAAGAAAAAGTATTAACAATTAAATAATTATTCACTTAAAAAATCCGCAACATGGAAACAAAACAAAATTTTCTCGCAGTGCAGGAAAGCACAGCACCAGCATCTTTCAATTTCTTTGACCCAGTACAATTTGAAACTATGCAACGTGTGTGCAAGCTATTTGCTTACTCTGAGCTTGTTCCTGACATGTATAAAATCAATCTTGCACTAAAAGACGGCCAGCCAATCAACCCAGAACACAAGGCAATGGCAAACTGCATGGTTGCTATTGAAATGGCTCAACGCATTGGTGCAAGCCCTTTGATGGTGATGCAAAACATGATTATCATTTACGGTCGCCCTTCTTGGTCTTCTAAGTTCCTTATCGCAACTGTAAACACATGCGGAAGGTTCAACCCACTTCAATACAAGTTCTCGAACCTTGGACGTGTTGGCAAAGTGCCTTACACAGACTATGTTTGGGATGGAAAACGCAAAGCGGCAGTCACAAAAGAGTTTGACGGTACGCAAATTGACAACATTCAATGCATTTGCTTTACTACTGCTAAAGGCTCAAATGAAATCCTTGAATCAACGCCAATTGACATTAAACTTGCAATTCAAGAAGGTTGGTACACTAAAGCAGGTTCTAAATGGCAAACAATGATGCGCCAGATGTTGACTTATCGCGCAGCTTCATTTTGGACGAGTGCTTATGCACCTGAGCTGTCAATGGGTATGAAAACCGACGACGAAATCAGGGATATTATCGACATTCCTTATGAAGATGTATCGATAAGCACAGCCGAAAAAGTGGAAAAGGAAAAGGCTGAAATTGCGAACAAAAAGACTATCAATATCGACGAAGAGCCGAAGCCTGAAGCTAAAGAGCAGCCAAAGTCTGAAACATCCGAACCAAAAGAACAGACACAACCACAGCAAACACCTAACAAGCCGGGCTTTTAAGCATGGAACTGATTTGCTTAGGCTCTTCGAGTAGGGGTAATTGTTATATTTTAAGCAACGACACCGAAGCACTCGTAATTGAGTGCGGGGTGTCGCTTAAGGAGGTCAAAAAAGCAGTTGACTTTGATATAAAAAAAATAGTATGTGCTTTATGCACACACGAGCATCTTGATCATTCTAAATATGTTGGTGATTTCCTAAATGCAAGAATACCAGTCTTAATGTCAAATGGAACAAAAAACAAACTGAATTTAAAAAGTGGTATTGTTCCAACCGTAATTAACGATGGTACTAAACTGAATTACGGAAACTTTACGATACTGTCGTTTGATGTAAAGCATGACGCTGAACAGCCAATCGGTTTTATAATTAAGCACGAGGAAATGGGTGTTACATTATTTGTTACTGACAGTTATTTTGTTCCGTACACTTTTGCGAATCTGAACAACATAATCATTGAAGCGAACTACGAAACGAAACTATTGAAACGAAACATCGAGGCTGGCAAAATACCGCCTTCGCATTACAACAGATTGCTCGAATCTCACATGTCGCTCGATACTTGTTTGGAAGCCCTACAAGCGAATGACCTCAGAAAAGTGAATAATATAGTTCTGATACATTTAAGCGATGGAAATTCAAACGCTGAAGAGTTCATGGAGGCTGCACACAAAGCAACTGGTAAAACGGTAACGATAGCCGACAAAGGAATTAAAATTAAACTCAATAAAACACCTTTTTGATATGAATCATAAATTTGGACACAGAATATCGGAATATCTCGAATCGGAGTGTGGAGATTACGGACTTGAATTTACTTGGAAATATGAGCCAGATTTAGGTTGTGTAGTTGCAACGATAACACGAGAAAACACCAATTTATCATGCGATGTCAGCTTTAAGTACAATGAAGAAAATGACGATTTAAGCATTGAATTATGCGAAGATAGTTACTATGTCACGAGAGAGTTTGACCACACTGTAAAGTATTTATGGATGCTTATAGCACCCGTTTTATTTCCTAATAAATAAATAAATAATTAATCAGCCGAAAGGCACAAAAACAACATTATGCAAAAACATTTAGGTACAGAGATTGCTAACAAAGAGCAACGCATCTCATTTTTAAAAGACAATTGCGACAAAGTAGAAGAAAAGAGCTACATGAAGCGGTTCGCGCCCGAACAGCTCTCTCTTATGAAAGACGAACTTTCAACAGCCGCTATCAAAATCAATGATATTGAGCAGGAAAAGAAAGCTATCATGGAGGAGTTCAAAGATAGGCTCAAACCTCTTGAAGAGGAAAAGAAAAGGCTGTTGACAGGACTAAAAAACAAGGCCGAAAACGTTACTGAACGCTGCTTTAAATTCATTGACATGGAAGAGCGTGAAGTTGGTTACTACAGTCAGGATGGCGACCTTATCGAAAGCCGCCCTGCTTATGCAGACGAATTACAAGTAAACATGTTTCAACTCGGTAGAGCTGCAACAGGTACAGACAATTAATTAAATATCAATTTTTTAAAAAAATAAAATTATGCAAAACGAAAAATTTCAATTGAATTTCGCAGAAGGAGTTCAGGTAGCAGAAGTAATCATCCGTGAAGTAAAAGAAGTTAACGAACTTCCAGTGTTGAAACCTGTCGTAATCGACATTAAAGGGACTATTGGCGCACCGCTTGAATTCCTTACACGACGTATGGACCAGCCAGACCAAATAAACCAAAAACGCAGCCACATTCTTGTTGACCGTGAAGACATTGAAATCCAATTGATTTTCAATGAAAACGACGAGTATAATCGAGGCAAAGTGAAAGGTGTTCTTGACTTTCATCCTAAATTTTTGGAATTTGGAATCAACACAGGCAAGGTGTGGACACCGCAACAGCTTGGTTTATTTTTCAAAATGAATCGCGCATTCTTTACTACACGTGAGGATAACATGAATCTTGTTACTCAGCTTATGAACTTCACCGCAACGGTGAACAATAACATTCAGCGTTCAGCCAAAGAAAACGGCGACAGAATCGACAACTTTGAACAGGTGGTGAATTCGAACTTGCCGAAATCTTTCAACCTCGTTATTCCTATTTTCAAAGGAAAGCAGGCTGAAACTATCGAGGTGGAAAGTTTCGCCCAAATAAACGGTCGTGAAGTGTCTTTCACTCTTCTTTCACCAGGAGCGCAAGCAACACTTGAAGATGTTCGCGACAATGCAATAGATGAACAGCTTGATGCTATTCGTAATCTTTGCCCTGACATCGCAATCATTGAACAATAACAACAATATTTAACAGTATCACAGTGATACGAGTTGAAACATTTAGTTATATTTGCAAATCAAGTGGGCGGTTGAAATACACCGCCTATTTTAGAATTGTTAATGTAAAATAATTAAAAAATGACAAAGGAAACCGCAACACAAAAGGCTAAGTTATTGCTTCAGTCAATGACTTACGAAGAACTTGCAGAAAAGCTCGGAATATCACGTCCGACATTGTATAAGAGACTCGCAGATAGCAGCTGGAAGCTCGGTGAGATATCGCTACTTGATAAATTGAAATAGCCATGAAAGACTATTTTTCGCACGACTACTATTCGAGAAATGACCCGAAAATGGTCAGGCTATTCATGAAGCATGGATTGTCAGGAATAGGGGCTTATTGGTGCATAGTTGAAATGCTTTACGAGGAAGGGGGGTATATGCCGCTTTCAGAATACGAACGTATAACGTTCGAATTACGAACTTCAGAAAACGTAATACGGTATCTTATAGACGATAGTGAATTGTTCGTAAATGATGGTGAAAAGTTTTGGTCAGAAACAGCAATTGAACGGCTAAAGAAGAGGGCGGAAAAAAGCACAAAGGCCCGTCAAAGCATTGAAAATAGGTGGAATAAGCAACGCAATAATACGGACGTTATACGAACGTATAACGATGGTAATACTAATAAAGTAAAGGAAAGTAAAGTAAAGGAAAGTAAAAAGAATGATTATAAGAAGCTTCTTTTGTCCGAAATCACGATTTCAGACTTTCCCGAACTCAATTCTGAATATGTCGAAATTGCTAAAGCATTCAAAGAGCTGTTTAAGTCAAATCTAATAGAGGCAGGTGCTTCGACAATCACTATCGATAAAGCGAAAGGCAATTGGATTGACGATATTAGGCTATTGATTGAAACAGACCGATACACCGTTGAACATCTTCGAAATGTTTATCAGTTCTTGCAAAATGATGCTTTTTGGAAACAAAACATTCTGAGCACTTCTAAATTAAGAGAAAAAATGCCACAACTTAAATTGAAATTACACAATGGAACCGCAACAAATAGGAACGCTAATAAAGAAGCAACAAGCTGGGGTGAGCTTGCAGCAATCGCAGACAGCATTGTTAATTCGTGAAAACAACGAAAATCAGATAAGCATTTACCGAGGAACACTCGACAAAGTAATTATAGTAGAGAATCTCGGACGAATAAAGGCCGCCTTTCCATCGCTACCGCCTGAATTCTTTAAAATTTTCGGTGAAAGGATAAAAGACAAGGGTTTTACCAATGAACGGCTTAAAGAGGCTGTAAACAACGTAATCGACAATTGCCAATATCCGACCCCTACACTGGCAAACTTTCTAAGCTTTGACAAGCGAATAAAGGTGTACAGCTACAATGAGTATTGCAATGCAATTACGAGCCACGAGGCAGGGCCAAACGATTTTTCAAAAATACATATTAACGAAAAGCTTTATTGGGTTAAAACCGCAGATAAAGAGCTAAACAACATCCCAGACAGCCTATGAGAGTGTACATATCAGGCCAAATTAGCGGCCTTGAAATGAGTGAAGTGATTAAAAAATTTGCCGCAGCCGAAGAGCTGTTAAGAAGTGTAGGATTTGATCCTGTGAACCCACTAAAAAACGGATTACCAGCAAGCGCACCATGTGATGATCACATGATAGCTGATATTACAATGCTTATGCCGTGCGAGGCCATATTTATGATTCGCGACTGGGTGAATTCGAGAGGCGCAAGGATTGAGCACAAAATAGCTGAAGAGATGGGTAAGATGTTTCTATTCGAAGAGACATACATACAGAGCGAAGCAAGAAAGCTCTTTGAAATTAAAAATGCAATAAAGGCCGTTACAGGGTTTGCATTCGAAGACTATACAATTAAGTGCAACAAGCCATCTCTTTTCTTTGCGCGACTTATCTTTGTTAGCTACTGCATTGAATACGGCTTGATCGCTAAAGATATTGCAAAAATGGTAAACCGTTCAATTGATTCAATTAACCGTTATCCACGCGATTTTGCACGAGAACTTAACCACAACAAGAGGTTTAAAAACATGGTTTCTAAAGTAAATGATTTATTGAAAAACAACGTATCACAGTAACACGATTATGCCAAGAAAAAATATAGGGCTTACAGCCGACGGAAAGAAAAAAGAGCCAAAAAAGGATTCGAAAATAAATAATCAAGAAATCAATATAGAAGCAGCAAAGGCGGCTGACGCAAATAAAGTTCCACTTAGAATAGATTCAAAGATAACAATCTTAGTTCACCCTCATCAACAGAACGATGAGTATCGACAACAGTATCTCGAGAATAAAGCGATGGGCGAAAACAAGATAATGGAGCAGGCTCAGTATTCATATAAAAACAGAAAGAAAAGAGTATGAAAAAGTATGATTATTTGGTAGCTATCGACCCGGACTGCGAAAAGTCAGGCGTTGCAACTCTAAGGACTTCAGATAAGCACATAGAGGTAAAAAACGAAGCGTTTCCAAAGCTGATTGATTACTTTATTTTCCTAAAAAAAATATCTGAAACGCAAAGTGTGGTAGTGCTTGTCGAAGCTTCGTGGCTTATCTCACACAACTGGCATGCTAACAAACTGCAATCACATCGTGTTGCTGCCGAAATAGGTAATAAGACTGGCAGAAATCATCAGACAGGAATTCTCATAGTGCAAATGGCTAAATATTTCGGGCTTGAAGTCAATGAAGTTCGACCACTGAAAAAGTGCTGGAATGGTACGGATGGCAAAATATCGCACGACGAAATTGCATATTTCATTCCGGACTTTCCAAAACGTTCAAATCAAGAGCAAAGGGACGCAGCGTTGCTGGCTTGGAACTTTGCAGGATTCTCGATAAAAGTAAAACCAATTACACCAAAATTTAAAACAGCCAATCGAATGTATGATAACAAATAAAACAACAATTCCAAATATAACAGAGCACAGAGCAATAAAACTGTTTGATGAAAAATTTGGGCGCGATATACATACTCGATTCTTGAAGATAGTTGAAGAGTTTAACGAACTTGAAGAGGCTTTTGCAGAGAGTATAAAAACTGGAAGCTATGAACACATGATTGATGAGCTCAGTGATTTGCAAGGTACATTGAGCCACTTTGCTGGATTATTCGAATTATATCAGCAAGATTTGCTCTTGATGGTAATTGATAAGGTAACAAAACGTGAAACTGATCCTGAATACAAACGCTTTAAAAATATGAAAAATGACAACAATTGACGAAATACTGAAGTATGCCGAACATATCGGCAAAGAGCCAGGGGTAGAACAAGAACAGCAAACAATCAATAAGCTGAAGATTGCAATGCGATTTGCAGTTACTAAGGCTCAGGAATGGATAAGTGTTGAAAATGACCCACCGCACGGTGAATGGATAAACGTTAAAAATGAAAGTAGCTATGCAACAATGAGGATAGCTGGCGATGTTGACTTAAAGTTTTTGAGGTCAAATTTTACCCATTGGAGACTAATCGAAATAAAATAATAACAATTTAAAACCCCGCAACAAAAAAAATGAAAGCAGTAGAATTCCCCGAAGTAAATGTTCGGATTGCAGAACACCAACCACAGTACGAAACACTACCAGTTTATGTCAACACGAATACCGATGAGTGCGAAGTAACAATGTGCTTTGAACTTGACGAATATGAGCGAAAACAAGTGACCGAAACAGGCAAGATATGGCTTACAGTATTAACGTTTGGCAATAACTTTCAACCTATAGGGATGTCGTGTTTGAAGCCTGAAGGAATGACAGACCCGACATCAAAGGTAATTGACCCTCTCGCAGTTCTAAGAGAGGATGTTTATTCGAACGAAGAAACTAACGAAATGGCAGGAAAAATGATTCGTGAACAGTATAAAAGTGAGCAAAATGGAAACACCAAAAATTAAACGCTACAGGCTCGGAGTTAGCCGATACTTTCCAGCTACTCACGCACGTGCAGGTCAACCAACGGAATTTACTGAAAAAATTGGTAACGCTCTTATTGAAGCAAAATCAGAGTGGTGTAAAATCCACACCATTCGTGGAAACTACGAACTTTGGGCAAAACGCATGGCAGAAGTGCAAGCTGGACGTGCTGTAATCGAATTGTTCTATTGGTCAGGGAAACCGTACCATAAAGACAAAAACGGTGTTGGTCAGGTAGTTTTCGCAAAGCTCGATAAGGATTCAGGGTGTGGGGTGCAGGAAATTGAGTTTAGTGAATTTGGTTCAAATGTTGTGTTTATCTGGTCTGATAGAATCGAAGACCCAGCAGTGGAAGTTCAACAGACTTTAGCCAGAAACGATGGTCTATCTCACGCAGATTTCAAAGAATGGTTTAAAAAATACGACTTATCAAAGCCAATGGCAATAATTCACTTTACTTCATTCAGATACTAGCCGCTTTAGGTTATAGGTTTTTCATAAGTTTAAGCTATAATGTATTACACTAATACGTTATAGCTTTATTTTTGTGCCTACAAATCACTAATTTATGGCAAAAGTAAAAGAAACGAAAATCGACACGCTAATTCCTGACGACCTGAATGCAAACAAGGGTACTGAATATGGCGGTCATTTAATGGAAAAGTCATTTCGTGAATTCGGGGCTGGAAGATCAATCCTCTTAGATAAGAACGGACGTGTAATAGCTGGGAACAAAAGCTTAGACACCGCTTCGGCTATTGGAATGGAAAATGTCATCATCGTTGAAACAACAGGAGAACAACTTGTGGCAGTTAAGCGGATGGATATTGACCTTGATTCTGAACGTGGACGCTCACTTGCTTTAGCAGATAACGCAACAAGCAAAGCGAACCTTGCATGGGATGAAGAGGCTATTGAACAGATAACAGCTGAGTGGAACATTAAACCTGAAGAGTGGGGAATCAAACTGGAAATAGGAGAAAATGACCCAGAGGCAGAATGGCAAGGAATGCCCGAATTCAGCGGTGAGGACAAAATGGGAGTCAAAGAGCTGAAAGTGCATTTTAAAACCATGGATGACTTTTTTCTTTTTGCGATTGCAGTAGGTCAAAAGCTGACCGAAAAAACAAAATCAATATGGTATCCTGAAGAGGTTGCAGGGTCACAAACAGACCACATTTACGAAGCTGACAAAGGCTGAAGAAATGGAAAACAACATTTTTCGTTTTAGTCGTTTCAACAAAAACAATTATTACGAAGTCCGCGATCCTGTTTTCTTTCGAATCATGGAAGACTTTTGCGAACGATACGAAAATGTCGCAATGGCCGGACCTAATTACGAAATGTTTGTAACTCGAAAAGAAAAGCATCCGCCAATGGTGCTGAACACACGGATATACAGCTGTAATTTAATCAGAAACGATGTTCCTTTTCGGTGGCGTGGTAGGTACAATGAAGATACAATTCTTTCTCTTGATATGCTTGTAGCTGGTTGGTGCACGATTCAGTTAAATGCTTTCCTGCAATTCAAAGCTACAACACAAACGGTGAAAGGTGGAAACAATAGCGACTTTTACGCTAAAGAGGGTACAATGCCAAAGTCAAAGATGTTGGTCAAAGCTTATCCAATGTACAGCCGTTTAGTGTGGAAATTTGGAAGGGCGCACCACCATGTGGATTACAAGCCATTCAAGACAAATAAGCTTCGCAAACGTAAAGGAATTGAGATAATAAACGACCCAAATTATTACGGAATGAAATTGAAAAAGATTAAATAATACATAAAACCGCAACAAAATATATGGCAAGTTATAACAAGAAAAAGCGACCAAATAGAACTATAGACTATTCAATATTGACAAATGACGATTTTAAATCGGAAAAAGAACTTGTTGAGCACATTGTTAGTAATATAGAATACTTCTGTGAGCACGCTTTAGGGTGTGATTATGATAGGCATATCCTTGAATTTGCTTTTGAAAAGATGGAAGGGCTTTATGATAATGGATTAAGAGTTGACATTGTTGTTATTGACAAAAATGGAAAACATTACTTCATTGAGACTAAGCGACCAAGAAAGACTACTGACGCCTATCGCGATAATATGACTGCTATTGGTCAATGCCTTTCGTATCATTATTTAGCGCGCGTTTATGGGTATGACTACGAGGGAGTTTATTTGGTAACTTCTTGTCACAGTAATTTGGTTCCATTAGTTATAAGAGATAATGAATTGCCAATTACATACCTATATGTTGATAAAAAATCAATTGCAGAAGCATTAACAATTAGAGTATCTGAATAATATGGCAAAATACAACAAAAAGATAGTCAAGCGTATAACCGACCTTATTAAAAAGGATAGTTATACAATTGCTGAAATATGCTCATTATCAGGCATTTCTGAAAGCACTTATTATGAGTGGCAGGCAAGTCATTCGGAGTTTTCGGAGAATATTCAAAAGGCTCGACAAGAATTTGATGAGATTTTAGTAAAAGAAGCCAAAAAATCACTTCGAAAGCTTATAACAGGATATGATGTCGAAGAGAAAAAGACAGTATTCACAGAGGGCAAAGATGGAAAGCCAAAAGTTAAAGAACAGGTGACTACAAAGAAGCATTTTCAGCCTAACGTTGCGGCTACCATATTCGCACTTACTAATAAGGCAAGCGACGAATATAAAAACCGCCAAAACACCGAGCTCACTGGCAAGGATGGCAAGGACTTAATCAACTCGAAGTCTGACGAAGAGCTCGACGCTCGTATTGCCGAACTCGAAGCGAAGCTCAAAGGGTAAAATAATCATTTTAAAAACATACGCAAAATGAAAAAAAGAATTGGAAACGACTTTTCAGTCTATTGGATATTAAAAGAAAACGATGTGACGCTAGATGTGTCAACGGTCGTTGATTTTCGTATTAAAATAGTTCACGATTTCTCATTGTCGGAACACGCACCAGACTTCGAGATAGTGAATGGTTCGGCACTTGTTAAGTGCGAAAAAGAGCAACTCACTAAGATGGGCAGTTATAGTCTGATTGCAACATGGAGGGTCGAAGACGCTTCATTTGTGGGTGGTTATCGTGATTGTGCAGCCGACGTGTCTAAGTTCGAAATAGTAGCACGCACAGCCCAAGAAGATGATGATAATACGGTTACAAGTGAGGTTGCCATAGGATTCAAGGGCAAGCAAGGGTTTAGTGCTTATGAAGTTTGGTTGGAAGCTGGGAATGTGGGCACGGTCGAAGATTACATTGCAGCAATTAAAGGTGAGCAAGGGGCTGATTTTACCTACGAAGATTTCACACCTGAACAAATCTCCAACTTACAGCAACCAGCAATTGATGCTGCTGAAATAGCCACACAGGCAGCCGAAGCCGCTACTACAGCGCAAGGAAATGCCAACGCAGCAGCCGAAGCCGCCAACACAGCCGCTGGAGCTGTTGCAACTGTTATAGATGCTGCCGAACAGGTAATTGACGAAGCCGAACAGGCCACGGTGAACGCAAATAATTCAGCCGTGCAGTTGGTTGATGGAGCGGAAACGAACTACAACACGCTTAAAAAGTTACAAGACAAGCTCAAGACTGTAGAGGCGATAATTGGCGAGGCAGCAGATGATGATGCGCTTGTAGACACAGTTCGTGAGCTTTTGGCTGTATTCAGCTCGTTTCCCGAAGGTGCGGACATTGCTACGATGCTAACCGCAAAGGTTAATATTTCGGACATATATAACGCCCTTGACTGCATTATAGCAGGTAAAGCCCTCGATGCTCGACAGGGTAAGATATTGGCCGATGTGATAGCTTCCAAAGAACCTGCTATAGCCAAATCCACAGGCGTACTTTCTTGGACTGGCACGGCTTGGGCGTGGTTGACGGATGTGGTGCGTACAAGTGTGGCGAATACATTTACAGCGGTGCAGAGTTTTACGGCTGGACTAAAAGCCGATATAATCATACCTCGAGACGACTTTATTGGAGTTGCTGTAAGAAATGCAGCAAACTCCTCCGATGTTTTTAAAGTCGACACATTTAATAATAAGGTTGATTTTCCAAAGGCTAGATTCACGCAGAATCATAATAAAACAACTCAGCCTGAACTTTATTTGAATAACGGCAACTTATTTTTTAAAGATAGGCAAATCAATACCTATGTAGAGAGAACAATACCGAATGTGTCGTCTGCTGTAGTTGATTATGGTAAATGTTATGAAATAGGTACTTTTGGATTTAATTCATTACAGGGTGTTTTTAAAGTAGACGTAATTCTAGACGGAGGTGCTTGCGGTCAATCATCTACAACATTCTTAAATACTACTTATGCTCTTGATTATTTGTCATTTTACAAAACAACAATAACTCAGAGAGACAATATTTGGATTAATTTACAAAGTATTATAGAATCACCACGACACGCATTTAATAATACAAATGCGTGGATAATCCAGGCTAAAATAGTGGGTAACTCTATTTCATTTAGACTAAAAATAAATGAGGGAAACGGCTACCAAGCCTTTGGAGCTACTGCTAGAATCAAAATTTATCATTCAGATGATTTTACAAACGGAAGTTACACAGAACAGACAGGAATCACAGTAGACAATACGGCTTACCAAACAATACCAAGTATTCTCTCTTCGATAAGTGGGGTTTCTCTTATTCAGAACAACTTAGAGCTTGTTGGTTATCTCGAATTAAATGGCTGGATATATCTAAACAAGAATGTACACACTGGTGATATGGTTGGCGATAGGCGTTATAAAGTCGTAAACAATGTAATTCAAACCCAAGCTTGCAGTGTATCAAATACAACAAGAGGTGGGGGTACTTGGGTTACGGTAGGCGTACAGCTAAGCGATAATATGGCAACTGCAAGCGAATTTTTTGAAGGGTGTAAACGCTACAGAAAGGATTCTAACAATAGTTATGAAGAAACTTGTATGCAGACTGGAGCATCAACTTACGCTTGGGTAATAGTCAAACAAATAACTTGGTAAATAAATAAAATATGAAAGCAAAAAAAGAAATTAGAGAGGAACGTATAGACGTAGTCTCTTTTTGGGTAAACAAAAAAGTACTTGGAGCTAATGATGAAATAGAAGTAATCGAAGAGAAAGTAGACGAATGTACTATAATGGAGTTAAATAAACGTATCGAAGCGCATCAACTTGCGATAGCTGATTTGGGGGCTAAAATATCTGATGAACAAAATAAAATAATGTTAGCAAATGCATTATGAAAATCTTAGAGAAAATCAGACAATGGAAGCTTAAAACATTCCCCGACTGGCAATGGGACATTTTAGTTGGTGGTGGTTTGGCATTAGTGACACTATTAATACAGGTCGATTGGCTTGTATTGGTGCTGCCTGCTGCTGTAACTATCATTAATCAATTTTACAATAGGCTGTTTGAGCCGAAAGATTTTGGGTTGAGAATGGTTGTACCAGTGGTTGTTTATTTTATTATATAATCATGACAAAGGCAGATAAAATAGAGTACATGGCATTGCTGCAAGAAAGGTTGGTTCGTGAAAGTCGAACCAGCCTTTTGCAGTTTACTAAAAGCACGATGCCAACTTTTGAGCCTGCCGATTTTCATAAAAGGTACTACAACAAGCTGAATGAATTTGCCGACGGCAAGATTAAAAAGCTGATGGTGTTCATGCCGCCGCAACATGGTAAATCCGAGGGTTCAACAAGGCGCTTACCAGCATTTTTGCTCGGGAAAGACCCCAACAGGCGTGTTGCCGTAGTAAGCTATTCCGCTTCAAAGGCTCGCAAGTTCAACAGAGAGATACAGCGTGTTATTGACAGCGAAGAATATCACGACATTTACCCGAATACAACGCTTTCAAGGTCAGATTACGCAACCGATACAGGCTACATTCGTACTTCGGATGAATTTGAGATAGTAGGACACAACGGAAGCTTAAAGAGTGTCGGTGTTGGTGGTCCACTTACAGGCGACCCTGTTGATACTTTGATTATGGATGACTTGTACAAGGATGCTAAAACGGCATGGTCACCAACGGTCAGGGAATCGGTTCAGGATTGGTACGACACAGTTGCGGAAACACGCCTGCACAACAACTCTCAACAGCTCATAGTATTTACACGTTGGCATGAAGCCGACCTTGCAGGTAAGCTGTTAGAACAACAGGGCGTTTATCATCCTGAAACAAATCCGACAGGGTGGGTAGTTGTCGTTTATCAAGCGATAAAGATGGGCTCTCCAACGGAATACGACCCACGACAAGAGGGCGAACCCCTTTGGCCTGAAAGACATAACCTTGAAAAGCTCGAAGCGATAAGGTTGAGAAATAACCACGTGTTTCAATCTCTTTATCAGCAAGACCCACGCCCTGCTGAAGGGCTTATGTACGAAAGCGGCTTTAGGGAATACGACATTATTCCATATAGCAAAAAAATGATAAAAAAGAACTACACTGATACAGCCGACGAGGGGAAAGACTACCTTTGTAGTATCTGTTACACAGAAACGGAAACAGCAAACTATGTAACCGATATTCTCTATACTCAGAAGCCAATGGAGTTCACAGAACCGAAGACAGCCGAAATGCTTTCAAGGCAGGGAACTGAAAGTGCTGTAATCGAATCAAACAACGGTGGGCGTGGGTTCGCAAGAGCTGTGGAAAGTCAGTGCCGTATAATGGGAAACAACAAAACTAAGTTCAAGTGGTTTCATCAAGGCGAAAATAAAAATGTTCGCATATTCTCGAACTCGGCAGCGGTTCAGAATATTACCTACTTCCCGAGGGGTTGGGAAAGGATGTGGCCTGAGTTCTACAACGCTATTACAAGCTACATGAAGACAGGAAAGAACGACCACGACGACGCCCCCGACACACTCACAGGAACTGTAGAGCAAAGAGGCAAAGGTAACGGACAAAAGGACATTGCAGGCTATTTTTAATTAAATAATAACGTATCAGAGTGATACAAAAACAAAATAACGTATATGAAAATCGAAGATTTATTCAAGGTACAAGACGGCGAAGTGATTGACAACGTAAAAGTAATCGAAGAGCTGAAATCGAAACGCTACATAGCAACACCCGAAACTGAAGAGGCAGGGAAACAGCTCGATCCGTTGAAGCATGATGTGATGAACACAGGGATTCGCCCCGACAAGTGGGTGAAGGTCGATCCTTCCGACCCAAACCACGCTGAAACCATTAACGTGACTGAGGGCATTACCGACACCGCTAATTTGCGCCGTGAAAAGGTTGCTCGTGTTGCACTAGCAATTCAAAAGCTAATTGTTAAACGTGCTGTTAGTTTCATTTTTGGCAATCCAGTGACGTTAAGTGCTGACGCTGAAAACGACAAGCAAAAAGAGGTATTGAAGGCATTGAAGCGCGTAATGTACGACGTAAAGGAAAAGTCTGTTAACCGCAAAGTGGCGCGTAATCTATTCAGCTGCACTGAGGTGGCCGAACTGTGGTACCCAGTAGAAAAGAAAAACAACGCTTACGGATTTGATAGCAAGTTCAAGCTTCGTTGCGCTGTATTCTCGCCACTTAACGGCGATGCCTTATATCCGTACTTCGACGAATCGGGCGACATGATTGCTTTCTCTCGTGAATTCACGCTTACCGAAGGTAATAAAACTAAGACATTCTTTGAAACCTACACTGACCAGCAAACATACATGTGGCAGCAAGCAACAAACGGTTTTGAGGTTGTTGAAGGCTATCCAAAGGAAAATATAATCGGCAAAATACCTGTTGTGTTCGGCAATCAAGAGCAGGTTGAGTGGGCGGATGTTCAGAACCTTATCGACCGACTTGAAAAGCTACTTTCCAACTTTGCTGACACTAACGATTATCACGCAAGCCCCAAAATAGTTGTCAAAGGCGAACTGACAGGGTTTGCAAAAAAAGGCGAAGCAGGGGCAATTTTACAGCTCGATGGTGATGATGCGTCGGCTCAATATCTTTCGTGGCAGGATGCACCCGAGGCCGTCAAGCTAGAGATTGAAACGCTATTGAGAATGATTTACACAGTAACTCAAACACCTGACATTGCTTTTGATGCTGTTAAGGGTATTGGTGCTGTTTCAGGAATTGCTTTGAAATTACTCTTCATGGATGCACACTTGAAGGTTGCCGATCATCAAGAAGTTTTCGATGAGTACTTGCAACGCCGCTTGAATATCGTTAAGGCGTTCATTGGGAAATTCAATACTAAGCTAGCAGACGAAGCCGAAAACCTTATGGTTGAGCCTATAATAACTCCTTACATGATTATAGACGAGGCTGCTGAAGTGAAGATTTGGGCGGATGCTTGCGGTGGTGCTGTAATATCGCAAAAGGGTGCGTTCCAAAAGGCTGGATTGACCAAAGACCCCGACGCTGACTTTGAGCAGTACAAAGAAGAGCAGTCGGCTGCTAACGCATTTACTATTGGCGAACCAACTAACGTGTAATGGCTAAACAACTAACAGTGCAGTCGACAATTCCAGAGGTGACATGTGTTGACTGCACTTTCATAGAGCCGTACAAGGATTTCAAAGGACACGGCTTTTGCGCTCACAGAGCCGTTAAAATGATTCAGATAATAGACAGCATCAAGCAGTGCATTTGGAAAGAACATGGCAATCAGGAAAAACAAAAAACAAGTAATATCACTACAGGGCTTTGACGCTAATCAGGTGGCAAGGTCTGAAGGCTACGTTCAGGCAATTAATGCTTTGTACAATCAGGCTGTTTCGGAATTCGCAAAGATGGCAGATAAGGTCAAAATAAGCCTCGACAAGCCCTTTTCGTTCTCAGACTACCCTGCTACAAAGAAACAGGCTGAAGCTGTAATCAATGTGCTATCTAACAAGATTTACGGCACAATCACAAAAGGCAGTGAGGATGCATGGCTTTATGCGTGCAAAAAGAACGATTCATTCTTGAATTCTATACTTGATACGTCACAAGTACCGAAGGCGCGGCTTGAAAAGTTTCAAGACAAGAACCTCGACGCACTGAAGACATTCCAAACTCGTAAAGTTAACGGACTTGGTTTATCTGACCGTATTTGGAACTACACATGGCAATTAAAAACGCAAATGGAGCTTGGCATTGATATTGCATTAGGTGATGGAATGTCGGCTCAGGCATTGTCTAAGGATTTAAGGCAATATCTTGTTGATCCTGATAAACTATTCAGGCGTGTGAGAGATAAACACGGAAACCTCGTATTATCAAAGAATGCAAAAGCATTTAATCCTGGACAAGGAAAGTATCGAAGCTCGTACAAAAATGCAATGCGTTTGACCAGGACCGAAATAAACATGGCTTATCGTGAAAGTGACCAATTGCGCTGGCAGCAACTCGACTTCGTTGTAGGGTATGAAGTAAAGCTGTCAAACAATCATACGCTCAATGGCGTGCCATTTGTGGACATTTGCGACACGCTGCAAGGGAAATATCCAAAAGACTTTAAGTTCGTTGGTTGGCACCCGCAATGCCGTTGTCATGCAATCCCTATCATGCAAGACCCTGACGAGTTCGACACAGACGAGCTCAACGAACTAAAAGCGGCCATAAATGGAGCTGAATACAACAAGCTCGTTTCTAAGAATACCGTTTCGGATGTTCCAGACAGTTTTAAAAGTTGGATTGCTGAAAATGCAGAGCGTGCGCAAGGGTGGAAATCTCAGCCATTTTTTATTAAGGACAATTTCAAGGGTGGGAATATAGGTGGAGGGTTGAAGTTTGCAGTGAAATAGAGTATCTTTATAATGTTTGCCATTAATTGTTGCTTGGTCAAGTTCGCTATAAAAAAGCTTTTCATGTTCATTTTGGAATGATTGAACTTTCTTACTCATACAGCCATTAAAATAGATTTGACTTCGAGTTCTTCAATCATTGATTCAATTTCTGCAATCTGAATTACATTGCTTTGTGCGATGTTTGTTCTACCATGTTTTAAATTGCTTTTCAAACATTCGCGTTTTGATTTTCGATAGCTGCAAAGAGCTTTAATTAAAAGTTGTTTGTTCATTGTTATTTGAGTTTTAAAGTAAAATTTTAAGAAAGATAAACCGAGAGCCTAACATATTCTATAGGCATTTAGCAGTTTATGTGTAATTAGAAGTCTCGTAGCCCGTGCGAGCTTTTCAGTGGTGCGAAAGTGTTTCTCTCGCTAATTGCCAAAATGCCCATAGAAATATGCCGTTAGGCATAATTTAAAGAAAACTGAGATTTGCTCATACATTCACCGCTTAGCGTTTGGTCGAAAATAACCAAAACACACGGAAAAGGCGCAGGACTTTTACTCTCGTTGAAATTTAATCGACCTTTTACAAATCGAATTTCCGAAGCGTATTTTAAAATTAAATCATGCCAGTATTTCGTATCGCTCCGAATAGGAATAAGATAAACACATTTAGTGGCTCTATTTGCCTTTATTTCGTCAATTCCTTTGCGTATAAAAGGCTCAATGTTGCTGTATGGTGGATTTATATAAATGTTACCGTTCCATTCAATTTGCAAGCCGTCTATTTCGCTCCGAAGCGGACATGGGTCTAAGTCAAATTTAAACTCATTTTCTAACTGTGCCATGAATTTTATTGGAGTAGCGTAATTATCGCTATCTCTCGTGCCTTGTATTTCTTTTGAAAATCGTATCATATTTTGAATTTAAGGATGAAGAAAGAGTAAACTACGCCTAACACACGGCTATAATCGGTAGCCTACTGTGTGCGTGTGCGAAGTTCATCTCTCGCATTAGTATTTGTTCGTTTAGTAAAGTTTTGTATCCCGTAATCGGCTACCATCATAGCCTTATTCGTTATGCGTTATTGTAAAAAGAAATAAGAGCCTTTATGTTATCGACAATCTCGTTAAACTTATCAGAACGAATATAAAACGTTCTTTTGGTTGTAGGTGCTGACTTTTTACGACCAGCACCTTCTCTTTTTCCGCCACTACTCATTTGCCGGTAGCATTAATTTTGCAACATTTTCATTCAACATGCCGTTTTCATGTAGCTTGTTTATAATTTGAGTAGCAAACATTAAATCATATCTTTCTTTCAGCTCTTTCGATAATTTATCAGAAAGTTGTTTTGTTTGATTATTCAAAAACTCTTTCAATCGGTTATCCGATAAATGCGCTTTTTGCAATTCTTCGTTAATCCATTCTGAAATAGTAATCATTTCCCCAGAATAACCTTTTTTTACTTTTGAATCAACAATAGCTCTTTCCATTTCGTTGGTTATAAAAGCTTCCTTTTGCTTTTCAACTTCCGCTTTAACAGCGTTATTAAATTCAACTCCGATTTTCTCTTTCCATTCCGCTACAATCTGATTTTTTACTTGATACGAAATTGAATCTTTAATTTGAGATGAGAAATCTCTTTCATCTTCTTCTGAATAAAATTCAGACAAATCTACTGTTACATTGATTTTCATAATAATTTGTTTTATATGTTTATAATTTAATACTCAGCAAATGTAATATATTATTTTGAATTATATCTACTTTAATCAAAAGAAATAACAATCTTTAACAAAGAAAGATACAACAAACGCATAACACATAAATATGTGCTACACGGCTGAAAAGGTATTTGTAATTCGAAACATTTGCGCAGCCGTGCGCCCATATTTCGGTCGTTATCATTCAGTTGAAGAAAAAACCAATTCTTCGCCACAAAGAGAAAAGAAAAGATTTTGCAACTGATGTATAAATTGCAATTCAGCGATAACGAAATCATTGTATTTAAAATAAATAACTCCACTATCAGTTATTTTAATTGAAAAAGAGCCTTTACAGTATGTATTTTTAAATTTTACGTGTTTAAAGAATCCTAAATTTAAAATCCGTTCTTTTGTTAGCTGAATAGGATTTATTTTATCAAATTCAGTGTCATACATAGCATCACCAACTGATGTTATGATTTTTATTTCGTCAGTATTCCAATCTGATAATTCTTTAGATTGTATTTGTTCAACTTGAACTATTATGTTTTCATCGTCATAAACATAATTTTTAATTCTTAACTCATTTGCTTTAATCATAATTGTAATTGTATTTTGAAAATTTATAAATCGAAAAGAAACAACCGAAATGATAACATCTAACTATTGGCAGTTGTCTACTTCATCGCTCTTAGAAGTAGCATCACCCGCTCGAACTGCATCGGTTTATTGCAGTGAAGTTCACCGCATTTCGCCAATTGCCCATAGTAGCGACCGTTATGGGCAGCCGCAAAAAAGATGGTTAACAGCTAAATGGAACTTTTATAAAAATATCTCCAACAGTTGCAAAAACAAAACCGTCATAAGAATCACCTTCCATATTCGTACACCATTGTTCAACAAATATGTCTTTGAATATTCCGTAATTTTCGTCTTGTCTAATACCTTCTATTTTTTCGACAATTTCAATTTTACCAATAATGTTGCAATCATACATCATTTCTTTAAAGTCTTTTCTATCGTCTTCTGTGTATTTCGATAGAAATTCTTCATTATGTTGATAAATAGCATTTTCATATGCTTCTTGTTTATCGTAAGCCTCTTTGTAATTTGATTCTGTTATCATATTTTTATTTTTAAAGATTAAGAAAGAAAACGGTATGCCCATAACACACACCTATCATTTTGGCTCAAATGCTCCTAAATCAAAGAGCCAAAATCATAGCTGCGCCATGTTATAAGCATCCGTAAAAAAAATCCGTGCGGGTTAAAGTCCGCAGTATTCTGAATCACATTCTGTAAAGTCCTCAAAATTGAGTTCTTGTTGAAATTTATATTTTCTAATACGGTCATAAGTAATTCCATTTTTAAATGTTCTTGTTGCATATCCTGTATTCATTTCTTGTTTTGCAAACCAATCATATTTTGCTGGGTGCATTTGGCTCATAAGATTTAATAAAATTTCATTCCTATGAAAACACCCGATACAATTATTCATGTAAGCAAATCGGACTGGTTTATCTTTCCAAAATTCAACAACATTATCTTTGAAAATTCCGTCTTTTATCAGTGGATATTCTTGCTTTTGCCATTCAATTTCTTTCCATTTTTTACGCCCATTTTTTGAATATCCAACAATATCTTTAAAAGTATTAAACCCATTTTTACTTTGCTTTGAAATTGAATTAACAGCCCTTCTTGTTTCGTTTGCCCTATATCCTATTCTCATTTCAATAGGTTCGCTAAAGTTGTTTTTCCACCAGTTATAAAGTGGAACTAACTTCATGTCAGTGGTGCAAAATCTTTGAGTTACATTTGGCAAATAGTGTTTTCCGTTTCTGTCTGTTATCTCGTCAAATGTTTTACCTGTAACCCATTCTATTTTTTGTCCTATATATTGCTCTAAATCAAGCATTGTATTAATTATCATATCGTCTTCAAGCGTTCCGATAAATTCAACTCCTATTTTATCCGAAACTATTTGTCGTACTTTTTCGTCTGGGTACAAACAATTAATATCTGAAGTGCGAACTAAAGCAAATACATTAAAATCTGCTGGATAGTTTGCTGCTATGTAGCTGCTTGTTTGTCCTCCCGATAAGCTATTTACTGTAATCATATTGTAATTTTAAAGATGAATATAAGAAAGAAACGGTATGCTTATAACACACGGCTATAATCGGTAGCCTACTGTGTGCGTGTGCGAAGTTCATCTCTCGCATTAGTATTTGTTCGTTTAGTAAAGTTTTGTATCCCGTAATCGGCTACCATCATAGCCTCGGTCGTTAGGCTCCATGCTATAAAAGAAGACGTTTATTTACACGCTCGACTGAAATCCAATCATTTTCTATTGCCTTTATCAGTTTTGCGGCGAGAGCGTCCGAAAATGTTTCATAACAAACTACATCATTATTTACAGCACTTCCAGAATAAAATCTATTGTGTTTTTCGTCAAATTCAATAGCGTAAGTGTTTCCGCACATTTGAACTAATTCAGCGCAAGTATAAGCCGAAGTTGGGTTTCCTGTAAAATCAATACTCTTTTTTGGCATTACGCCCCATTTTGAATGAGTGTGATAAAAAAGCGAATTTTGCTCAACTCCTAAATCCTTTAAAATTTCTGCATATTCTAAATTGCAGCATTGTTTTTCTAATTGCATATTGTTTGATTTAAAAAGTGAAAACTAAGAAAGAAAAGCACGATAGCTAATTTATTTTAAGAGTATTACAGTGATACGGTGCAAATTTACTAGTATATTGAATATAAACGATATTTGTAGTGTTAAATAAGTCGATTTTAATGTATAAAAAAGATTAAATTACTCGAAGTATTCGGACAGGATTCTTTCGACCTGTTGGCTTCCTGTCTAGTATTCCCTCTCTTATAGTCACACAGCCGTTTTTGAATGGCCTCTCGTTGCTTATCTTTGCTTTGTAAAGCATTTGACGTGATGTTCCAATTTTGGATGAATCGAAGCTTTCTGTTTCGAAAATGGCAGCTATCGAGCCGAAATAAAAGTGCTTTCCTTCAGGATTCTCGGATGTTGGCTGTAGGTGGGAGTCGGCGAACTCGACATGTATTACTTTGTTTTTTATTTTCATTGCATTTCGTTTTAATCTTAAAAAAATCGGGGGAAAATCCACTAACCCCCGATTTGCTTTAAATTGAATAGTAAAAATTAGCGGACTCACACCGCACGCTGTCCTTTGCAGCGGCATTTGGTTAATTAATTGATTGATTTATTTTCTTGCCTTACGGCCTTTAGTGGTGTGAACCACCATGTTTTTCCATCCTTTTATTTCGGCAACTCGTTGGTTGAATTTACGCCATAAATCTTCGTCTATGAATTCAAAATGCATTGAGCCTTTTTTATGCCCTTTAACACGGAAAAATTTCCATTCGTGCCACTCTCCATACAGGTAGTAGGTTTTATTAAATTTGCCTCGAAGAGTTTCGTCGTAGTTTGAATCGTATTTTTCGCCAGTTAGAAAGCAAAGAGCCTTGATAATATCTTCTACTTGGTCGGAATAGCGATAATTTATTTTTACATGATCGCTTGGCCATCGTGAATCGTAGTCACAAACACATGGCAAAATGAACTTTTTCTTAATGAGAAAATCAGTGTTGGTTCGCCAACCCTCTCCGGCCGTGCTATTCTCGTAACTGAATGAGCATATCTTACCGAAAGCCTCGACGAGTACCTGGTCCATGCGTTGGCCGTGAGTTCCGGCAATCATCTGAACCATTAAGTACACATTTTTCACAGTGAAAGGAACGTGAATTTGCTGCTCAACAAACTTGTTAATGTTGGCCATTACACCTGTTGTCATGTACTTATCCATTTTCATAAGGCTAAACAGATGCTTCCAAGCTGCTTTTTGAAGTTCTTTTTTGAAAGTTTGTCTGTCGATTTCCTTGTACTCGTTATCTCGACCCGACTGTTTAGCACCAAATTTTATATTGAAGTTTGGTAGCACGCCCGAAATTGCGGTATTAATCCGCTTGTTTGCTGCTTCCACCTCGTCGAACATACTTACAGCTTCAACGTAGCGTGAAACTATGTCCTGCACAAAATCATAGCGTACTACACCCGAACCGTTAATCTCGTCCTGTTCGTAATCATACAAGTCAAAATATCCTTCGAATTCGTTTTCTCCAGAACCTGGTTTATGAAGCCAAACGCAACCAATTGAAATGCCTGTTTCGCGTTCGGCCTTGTCGAAGCACTTGCCGAAGTTTTCTGAACGTCCAAAGCCTTTGATTATTTCGCCGATACTCTCACGCTTACGCATGTAGCGATTTTCAAGCATGGTAGCGTTGCACAGTGAGATGATTTGACAGCCTGACGGTGCAATATCCCACGCGTGTAAAAGGTGCTCTTCTTGCTTGCTAAAAGGTGGGTTCATGATGATTAAATCGATGTGTGAAATACGATCGGCTGTGAGGTCGAGAAAATCATTTTCGATGATGTGGCATTTTGTTGAAAGAACTTGTCGAAGCCGTGGTGAAATTTCACACGCAATTACTTCTTTTGCTCCCATCTGTTGACAGTAGTCAACTATCGACCCGAACCCTGCTTCAGGTTCGAGAATAACTTTGTTTGCTACCATTACACCCGAAAGCATCTTTTCGATCACTTCCGTTGGTGTTGGGTATAGGTCGGAATCCGACCATTGATTGAATGAACTCATAATAATGTTGCGGTATTTAATTGTTAGAACGTATCAGAGTGATACAGTGCAAAAATAGTAATTCTATTCAATACAATAGCAATTTATACTATTAAAAAAGATTAAAAAAGTATCACGCTGATACAGTTTTGTTCAAACGTTTCCTGATTAACGGAATGTTGCTGTTTACGAGATTGACAATCTGGTCGTGGTGTTTTGTCGGTTTGTTGTGCAATCCGCGACACTGCACTACCTCGAATGAGTTAAGCGATACTTCAACTGTTTCGACAGGTTTGTTATCTATACGAGCCGAAAGAATAAGCGATTCGGCTTTGTTGTAGTACGAGCCAGTGAAAACGCAATGATGCAGCCTATCGCCTTCGTTCATAAACTCTTCAACCGATTCAAGAACCTTAACTTTGATTTTCTTATCTTTGAATTCAAGCCCGAAAAAATCCTGCTTTTGCTTGATGTATTTTTTCTGTTCTGCTTCAATCGTTTTGCGTTGCTCTTCAAGCTTTTTCTTGCGATGCTCTTCACGTTTCTTTTCCATGTACTTGTCATGTGCAGACATGAAGTTGGCAGGGCAAACATAGTGAGCGTTGCGAATATCATTGCCAAAATGCACGAGGTCGTTCAGGTAGTCGAAGTAATCCGATGCGTGCTTGACGATATAGCCGGAACGAATGCAAATCTTTATTGTTGGCCAGTATTTTTGAATCTTTTCCATTGAATGCTTGTCAGCACTCGCCATTAATAATGCGAATTGACGTGTTTTGAGCAGTGTTTCAGCCATTGTATCTGTAAGGATAAGGGAAAAGAACTTGTGAGGTGTTAAGCCATGAAAATTGCCCTTAAAACCGTTCCTTTTGATCTCGTTAATGATGCTTCGCTTGGGATATGTCTTATAAGCTCCAAGGTCGTACCTAAGTTGAGCATGATATGTGTTCTGCTCTCTTATCTCAAATTCGCTATCGTGCACCCATTTATCGTAGCAATGCGAAAAACCTACAACTCTTTTAGCTACAGTGACAACTTTGCCTTCTGGATAAATAAAGTGTCGCGTAACCTCTGAAGCCCACGAATAAGGTGGTTGGTTTTTGTAGTAGTTTTTTTGCACCCAAAACATTCTAACCACTTGAACACCTTTTATTGCGGTAATTATAGAGTAGTAAGCTGAATTGTTATATAGATTCTTAACTGTCAATATGCGTTCACATTTCGGGCATTGGCACCCTGCAACGGATGCAACCAAAAAGGCTTCATCTTTCCACAAGTGACCACATTCAAGACATTTCAACTCCTTGGCGTTTCGAGTTGCGTAATTATCCAGGCAATTTCCAACCCCCCAATCGAGCTGCTTTTGCGTGATAGGGCGAACTTTATTGTTTAACTCGATTGTCTTTCTATGTAATTCAGTTTTCGGCTTCATGGCTTAATCAAAAAGTGATGGTTGTTCGACAACGGCTGCTTTTTTCTCTTCAGCTTTTTTCGCTTTCTGAGCTTTGATTTTTTCCTGTTCTTGGGCAACAAGCTTGTCGATTGCTTCCTGCTTTGCCTTTTGCTTGTCTTCGTCTGTCAATTCAACCTTATGATTGACTACCACATTGCACTGTATAGGCTTTCCGACTTCGATGTTCTCTTCGTCGTAGTAGTGCATTGCTTGACCAAAGATTTCATCGTCTGTGAAGCCGTTGCAGCCGCTTTTTTGCACCCAATTCAGAATGTAGGTAATGCAGTTGTCAATACTTTTATTTGGGTTCGCCAATTTTACGGCGAAAAGCGGATCGTTTGAAGCCATTACCTGTAGGTGTGCTTCGATTGTCTTTTTGAATGCGTCTGTTGATTTCATGATTGTTGCTGATTTATGCCCCGCTTTAGCAGGGCTGGTTAGTTTAATTATTCTTACAAACTGATTTTAACGTGTTTAAGTCGCACTTTTTTGGTTCGTCTGCATTTTTGGTTGCATCGATTAAAGGCATATTGCTTGTAACTGTAGACCACCTTTTACCTGTTACCGGACTTGTATATGTTACTTTGTAATGACCGTGTCCACTTGGAGAGAAAGAAAAATCTGAAAGGCTGATTGTCGTTTTCATAAATCTAAATTTTAAAATTGTTGTTATCGTATTACTGTGATACAAAAGTACAAATATATTCAATACAACAATACATGAGAGGCGAAAAACATGAGCATTTTAGTATTAATTAACTTTCGCGCCGCCCGCGCCCCCTTTTTTGGCCCTTTTTTTAATTAAATGCTGTATATCAATAGCTGTTTTCATGTCCTTTTTGGACTATTTTCTCTTTTCCCGAAAAATAAAAAAAACAGAATTAAAAATTAAAATTGGGTGTGTCGGAACGTGAGTTTCGACTTCTTATTAATATTCTTTTCTTTACTTTCTTTTCCTTTACTTTCCTTTAATAGTATAACGTTCGTATTACGTTCGTTATACGTTCGTATATTCGATACTGAAAATCAGTAAGTTGCAGAACGATATTTTTATAAAATTTAATATGTCATTTTAAAAACGCAATTTAATTGATATAGTCAACCAAATTAGAAAAATCATAAGTATTGCATAAGTTCGGTTGTATTATGCGCCGTATTACAGTGATACGGATTATTTTTGTGCTTTCTTATAACAAACCAAATAATTTTTGATCACATGAAAGAAAAAATTCTCGCATTACTGCTCGCAAAATTCGCAGGCGTGCGTAAAGACGGATTGGCACAGTTGGCGGCTTCGCTAACGTTACAAGCCGCAGATGAAACCGAAGCTACAGCACTTGTAGACAAAATTACAGCCGATAAGGTAAATGATTTTGTGAAGGACTGGCGCAAAGATGTGGACAAAGAAGTGTCCGAAGGTAATAAAACCTATAAAAAAACTCTCGAAGAAAAGTTTGATTTAATTGAAAAGAAACATACAGACACAAAGCCAGCCGATCCAAAGCCAGGCGACGACATTGCTACGATCGTAGCAAATGCTGTTAAGGCCGCTGTTGAACCTTTACAACAAAGACTTTCAAGCTTCGAGGGCTCAAAAATAACTGAAACAAGGCTTCAAGCTATTGAAGGCAAGTTCGCCGTTCTACCCTCAGACAGTAAGATTGCCGAGGCGTTCAAGTCGCAAAAGTTGAAAGACTTTAAGCGAATGAACTTTGAATCAGACGACGCTTTCAACGAATACTTGAATGAAGTTGACACGGACATTACAGGGTTAACACAAGAAATAGCTGATAGTGGGCTATTGTCACACAGTAAACCACTTTTTAGTCAGCAGAACAAAGAAGGCGTGTCGAGTGCCGTTGCCTCGTTTATCGCGGACACAACATCCGATAAAAAGCCTTTGTCTGGTAAGGAAATTTAAAAAAATTGTTTAACTAAAAAAATTAAAAGCAAATGGGCTTAAAAATTAATCGCGCGGCAGATACCCGAGTAATCAAATCAATTTTGCATCGATTGGCCGACGTGCCGAACGGTGTGACTGTTTCAGTTGCTGACATTGGTGGTGCTGCTCTTAAAGAGGGCACTCCGCTGGCCTATGCATCCGCAGACGGAATGTATCACGTGTGCAAGACAGTGCTTATCGTATCAGATGCTGCCGACAACGCAACAACTTACGATGTCGCAAAAGGACACCACTTCAAAGTTGGCGATATTTTCGCTACCGAAGGGGCGAACGGTAAAGCTATTACAGCTATCGACAAAACCACCAATACCGACAAGGACGTAATCACTTTGGCTACTACTCTCGGTGTTGCTATCACAGCTGCTTCTGCAACTGTTGCTTTTCAAGCTACTACCTCCGGTGGTAAAGTAGTTAAGCATGTTCCTACTGCTATTGCAGGTGATGATCAAGATGTAGTTGCTGGCGAAACGCTATCAACATCGGCTTGGGTAATTGCTGTTGTACGTGCAGGAAACGCACCATTGGTGAATGACACGTTGAAAGCAACGTTGAAAGGCATTCACTACATTGTTTAATCCTTAAAAAATAGAAGAATATGCAAAAAACATTAATGGTAGGATTGAACGAAAAGGATATGCAAGCCGTAGTTAACACCTATGACTTGAAACCATTCTACTACCCAACCCTATTCCCAATGACAGAAACTCCGTTTTTGACTTGGAAAATGCTTGAAGGGCAAGCCGGATTGAAAATAGCTGCTGACTTGGTGGCTCGTGGTTCCAAAATCGGAAAGAAAACTCGTGAGGCTATTGGCCGTATCTCTGGTGACATTCCGAAAATCGCCATCTCTCGTGAGAAACAAGAAGACGAATTGACCGAGTACGACATTATGTTGGCAATGGCAAGTCAGAATCCTGACTTGAAAGCAATCGTTGAATTTTGGGCCGAAGATACCCAATATTGTTGGACAGGTGTTGCTGCTCGTGCAGAATGGATCGCTTTGAAACAGATTTCGCTTGGTAAAGTATCTTTCACAAATGCTAACAACAGCGGTGTGATTACAGAGTACAATGTGGATTATCAAATCCCAGCTGCTCAAAAATTTGGTGTAAATACACTTTGGGCTACAACTGCAAGTGCGAAACCTTTTTCGAAAGATTTCCCTGCTGCTATTGCTAAAGGTAAAGCGATTGGCGCTACTTACAAGTATGCATTTATGAACACTGCTACATTGGCTAAATTGGTGCAAACTGACGAAGCTATCAAATTGTGTGCTTCGTATTTGAGCAACTTGTCTGGTATGGCTCAAACGCCTGCATTGTCTGACGTTAATTCTATGCTTATGCGTAAAGTAGCATTCAATGGCTTGCAAATCGTAGAAGTTGACCAAGACATCACTATCGAATTGGCCGACGGTACTCGTACCACTGGCAACCCATTTGAAGACGATGTTGTGTTGTTCTCAGAATCAAAAGTTTTGGGAAAAACTCACTGGAAACGTCCTATCGATATGAACCTTGCCAACTCTTCGGCATTGAAAGTTATGAACGGTCATACAATGATCAAAAAGTACTCGGAAGAAAGCCCTGTAAAAGAGGTTACTGAAGGTATTGCAAATCTGTTCCCAGCGTGGAACTTGGCGAATCGTTCTACTTTGATGACCGTTGCTAACGCATCGACTTGGAATAAATAGTGTTGAATAATTAAAGGGTTTAGTAATTACTAAACCCTTTAAATTGAACTTTCAAAATGACAAATCAAGAAGCCCTCGCAGCATCCGTAAATTATCCAGTTGATAAAATCAAAATTCAAAAGATTCTGATTGACAATGGATTGAACGATTCAGACATTTATGCTGGATTGAGCAAACCATTTGAGTTGGCAACAGCTGCAATGTACATTTTACTTGTCACATCTGCTAATATTGCAGAGGGTGACTTTAAGATTTCACCTGTTGATTCAGCTAATTACTTGAATCTTGCAAACGGAATCTATTCAAAGTACGGCGTTGCAAATCCGCTTGAAAAGAAATCGACAATTAAAAACCGCTCATACTACTGGTAAAATGATACAGCAATATCCACACTTTCTATATGTAAAAACAGTCACAGAATCCGTTCAAGACGGTGATGGGAATTGGACTGACCCCTCAGAAACGCTGGTATTGCATTCTGTTTGCAGAGAACAAACGAACGGTAAAGGATCGTTGGTTAATGGTCCGGACGGAAAAGCGATAGTGTTCGCTTCAATCATTCATTTGCCACTTGAAACTGAAAGGATTCCTGAAGGCTCTGAAGTGATTGTAAGCGATGACGAAAGCGGGTCTATTGTAAGGATAAAAGGCGAGGTTTTAAAGTTCGATACAGGTCAATTGCATTGCAGGTTATGGGTTTAGTACCGACATTTTCACAGGCAGAAATTCGCAAACGCATTGATAATGCTATTGCTGTAATTGAAAGAAAGCAAATCGAAAGAATGCAGGAGCTTGGAGAGCGTTGCGCTATAATTGCAAAAGAAATACCCGCATCCTCTGGCTACACTGACCAAACAAAGAATCTTCGAAGCTCAACAGGTTACATGGTATTCAAAGATGGCGTTGCTGTTCATGAAGGCTATAAAGGTGAAGCTGAAGGTATCGCAGCTGGCAAGGCTTTAGCCGAAAAGGTCGGCTATAAACACAATAAGGGCGTTGCTCTTGTTGTTACAGCCGGAATGAATTATGCTGTACACCTTGAAACAATGGGACGGGACGTACTTACATCAGCCGAGATATTTGCAAAACAGGAAATGCCGAAAGTTATTGAAAGACTTAAAAATAACATCAAAAACGCTATATGAAACAGACATTTGACACGGATAAGATACTTTTTTCTTTATTGAAATACGATTCATTTATTGCGGCTGCAATAACTGGTGGAGTGTATCGAATGTCACGTCCGTTAAATTCGGAGCTTGAAGATATAGTTGTGAATACAATTGTTTTAAGTCAGGAATTTTTACCACAAATCGGAACATCGAACATAAACATCCATGTGAAAGATATGTCGGTAAATATCGGAGGTGTAAGACAGCTAATGCCTGACTTGGAAAGGCTTGAATCACTATCAGAATTGGTACTTGCAACGCTAAGAGGCGCAAACATACAAGGCTTGACCATATCGGTCGAGAATCAAACGACAATTGCTGTAAATGATATTAATCAGCACTTTGTAAACATTAGAATTAATTGGAATATTCATTCATAAATAATTAGAAATCATGCAAATAACACTTGGTTTATCTGAAATCAAAGTCGGAGTGGCATCTAGCAATGGAGTAATGCCTGGCTCATTGACCAAAATCGGTTCTACATATCAGGACACCTGCAAACTTAATCAGGATGCAGCCGAAGTAACAGAGCATTTCGAAGAGGGTAAAGCCTCGCCAAAGGTGCGCAACAAGCAAAAAAAAGTACCTGTGCTTAAGTTCCAAATAATGGATGCAGACGTAACTCAACTTATCGACTTAGTGGGTGGTTCGTTAGAGGATTCATCTAAATGGGGTTTTGATGGCACTGAAGTTGTAGCCAACAAAGCTATTAAAGTTGTAACCGAACAGGGCTACGACATCGAGATTCCTAACGGTGACATTGAAGCTGTAATTACGGCCGACATTTCGAAGAAAGGTATCTTCTTGGTGGACGTAACCGTTACACCTATGTCAGTAACAGCTGGAAAAGCTATCAAGATTGGACCTAAACAACTTCTTGTTGTTACACCAACAACATTGAGCTTTACTAGTGCAGCCGATACAACAGGTAAGACTATTACTGCAACTTCGACAGGGAACTTGACTTATGCAGCTGCCGATAGCAACGCAGACTGGATTACTGTAACTCGTGCCGCTAAAGTAGCTACAGTGAAAGTCACTGCTAACACCAACTCGGAAGCTCGTACAGCTAACGTTACTGTAATTGCTGACGGTATTACTGCTATTGTACCTGTAACACAGGCTGGAGCGTAATCTACTAACAGAGCAATTTAATTAACCGAAAGCCCCGACTATTTAAGTTTTCGGGGCTTTCTTTTTTAAACAAACATTTATCCGCAATAAAATGACAGGAAACGAAAAAATACAAGCTGAACGCTCGGAGCTTAACTTAATCATAGACAAAGGCGTTAACATCGAGCTTGAACGCACTATTTCGAAAAAGAAAAAAGGATTTGCCGGATTCATGGGCAAACGGTTTTCAGTAACCGAAAAACTAAAATTCACCATCAAAGAGCCTACTTTGTCAACGCTCGATAGGCTTTCGGCCGAACAAATTGATTTAGTGATTGATGAGAATGTGATGTCGAGCGACATAGGCGTTCAAGAGGCTCGAAAAATGGCTAATAAATATGGAACTAAGCTTGCAAAAATTGTCGCTTTATCGGTGCTCGGTCAGGATTATGTAATCACCATTCAAAATGACACTCGTGTTCACTACGAATACGATAATAAACGACTTGCTGAACTTACGCAACTGTTTTACGAGAACATTAAGCCCTCAAAGCTTATGCAATACGTGCTGTTAATTAACACAATGAGCAATTTGGGGGATTTTACGAACTCTATCAGATTGATGTCCGCAGCAAGGACGACGATGCCGACTCTGATAGAGGGAGAGCAAAAGGGTTAAATAGTCCATACGGCCGACGTGGTTCAATTTGCGCTCACTTCGGCTGGACTTGGGACTACTTACACAACGGCATTGCTTGGTCGGTCGTACAGCGTATAATGAGCGATTTGCCATCATACGACTACAACGATAAAGATGAAAAGAAAAAAGACGAGATAAAACTAACAGCCGAAAACGCTGAAAGCATTATGAATTTCATAAATAACATGTAATCAAATGAATACAGACAACGGAGCATTGAGCTTTGACGCTTACATAAATAACAGTCAATTCAAGCGTCAAGTTGACGAAATGGAAAGGCGAATAAAAGGTTTATCAAACACTACTGTGGCCGAAAGCAAAAATATGGAGGGCGCTTTCTCTAAAGTTGGTGGACTCGCCGCTGGATATTTCGGAACTCAGGCACTAACTGGATTCGTTAAGGAGCTTGTAAGTGTTCGAGGAGAATTTCAACAACTCGGAATAGCCTTTGAAGTGATGCTTGGCAGTAAAGAGAAGGCCGATGCAATGATGGCTCAACAGATTGAATTTGCAGCCAAAACGCCATATACACTTACAGAGGTAGCAACCAACACAAAGCAGTTGATGGCTATGGGTGTGGCTACCGAAGACGTAATGAAGACGATGAAAGCACTTGGCGATGTGTCGGCTGGTGTTTCCGTTCCTATTTCGAGAGTGGCTATCAACTACGGTCAGGTTATGACACTCGGAAAGCTACAAGGGCGTGAGATTCGCGACTTTGCCATGGCTGGTATTCCTATCATTGAACAGTTAGGTAAGAGCCTCGGAAAAACAAAATCCGAAATTCTTGAAATGTCGGAAGCTGGACAAATTACAGCCCAGATGACAACCGACGCTTTTATGGCAATGGCAGGTGAGGGCGGAAAGTTCCAAAACATGATGGAGCGACAAAATGCATCCGTTACTGGTCAGTTATCTAACCTTCAGGACAAAATAGCTGTAATGCTAAACGAGATAGGGACTGCTAATGAGGGCATGATTTACAGCCTTATTTCGGGAACTGCAAGTGTCGTTGAAAACTACGAGCAGATAGTTGACGCTATAATTCCCATAGTGGCAGCTTATGGAGCTTACAAGGCCGCAGTGATGGCGGCTTGGGCAGTACAGAAAGTAACAGCTATAAGTGACAGCACTAGACTTATGATGATGTTTAGGAAGGAAATTGGACTGGCAACGGCAGCTCAACAAGCTTTCAACATAACAGCAATGAAAAATCCGTATGCGCTTGCGTCGGCTGCAATAATTGGTGTCGTTTCCGCTTTGTATATGTTTGTCGATACGACAAGCGAGGCCGAAAAAACGCAAAGCAAGTTTAATGAGGCTATGGATGAAGCCGACAATAAGATTAATGATGAAAAAAGTAGTGTTACAGGCTTAATATCTGTAATTAATGACGAGAATTTAAGTCGTGAATATCGAAATAAAAAGCTCAAAGAATTAATCGCTTTAAGCCCCGAACACCTTAATAGCCTTAATCTCGAGAACATCAAAACAACAGAGGGCAAAACAGCAATTGATGCTTATGTAGAATCACTTGAAAAGAAAATAAAACTTGAAGCCTTAGACAGTCAGTTAAAAGAAAGCATTTCACGAACAAATGAGGCAAAATCAGGAAAACAAAACGTTGGATTCTTTGAAAAGGCGGCAGCTGCCATGGCTTCGACTGGGGCGGCTCAGGGCGGCAACAACCTTTCTTATTCCGAGATGGTAAAAGGGTTTAGCGATGCCAATAATAAAGAAATTATCGAAGCCGAATCGGTAGTGCAAAATTCCATAAAACAGCAAATGGCTGACATTATGGGTGTCGGAGAGGCAAAGAAACAAGACCTAAAAACAGTATCTCAACAAATAGCAGATAACCTTAAAGCTCAAAAAACTGCTGAAGCTGAAATAAAAAAAATGCGTCAAAGCAGTTCGACTGCAACATCGGAAGACATCAAAGGGCAAGAAGATGTGCTTAAAAAACTTAAAGACCAATACGCAACGCTTACAGGCGAAAAGAAAGGCGGTAAGGGAAGCAAAGATACGGCGGCAGATGATTTTGAAAAAGCACGACTTGAAGCTATTGAGAACGCATATAAGGCTGAACTTGATGCTAAAAAAACACTCGTTAATGACAAAAAAGAGCTGAACAGACTTGAATACGAAGATAATTTAAAATCAATCAATGAGCAGGAATCCGCTTATAAGTTAGCAGCAAAAAAAGCAGGTGTAAAAAACCCTGACTTGTCGAGTTTTACGCGTATGAAATCGGCAGCTAAAACGATGTACGATTCATCTAATCAGCAAGTCGACAATGAGCAACTGAAAAATGACAATGACAATGTATTCCAACAAGCGATTAAGGAGTACGAAAAACTCAAAGACTTAAAGAAAAAGTATACGGATGAAATAACTCTCATCGACGAAGAGTACAACGCAGAACTTGCTCTTTTGCAAGGCGACCAATACGCTAAGGAGCGTGATGCTGCCAAGGTCGCAAGAGATGCGAAAGTGAGTGCTGTTACTGAGGGATTAATCGCCGAAAGTGATGCTTACAAACTCGCTACCGACGACCAACTTCAGGCATCAAAAGCGACTACTGAAAAGCTTATTGCAGATATTAAAGCAAGGATTGAAGCGGAGCTTGCGGCTGGAAGGATTTCAAGCGAAACGGCAAAGAAAATGCTTGCAGATGTAAATCAAGCACAATCCAATGTTCAAGGAGATAAGAACCAAAACAACCCTTTTGCACAGCTTGGGGCGGCAATAAGCGGCAATAAAACGGCTAAATCAGATTTAAAGGCCGGTAGGGAAAGGCTTGCTGGAGTAGATACGCCAGAGGCAACAGCAG